CCCCAAACACTTGTAGTAGGTGCTTTAAGGTAAACCAAATTGGCAGTAGCTAAGTCTATTGGGTAAAATTGTAAATACGTTTTGTATTCTGTATAAATAGGGAAAGTAGCAGTCGGTGCTTCTATCTTTGATGATAAATGATTGGCTAACCTATCTTTCTCTACCCTAACAATAGGGTATTGCTCTGTACCAACAGTACGAGTTACAGCATCTACGTGAAACAAATCCGATGGGAATGTATATTGACCCGCAGTACCACCACTTGTAGGTATATTGATAGCAGTTAAGGGGCTAAAAAACCTGCTCAAGGCATCGGAAATACGTTGAGTTTTATAGTATTGTGCATAAAGCGAATTGAAATATTTTATTTCTGCACGAGGAAAAATCAAATTAAAATCATTTGGAGAGATGTTCCCCAAAAAACCGCTTTTATTGGCACGATACTGTACTAACTGATATATGTCGTTAATGTTTGCCATTGAAGTTTATTACTTAAACAAATGTAATACAAAAAAGATAATAGTTTTTCAAATTAAAAACCCCACGCCTTTCAGCGCAGGGTTGAAAACAAAGAGAGAATTTGGACAGAATCCTCCTCTTGCTATATTAAAGAAGTGATAATTGCTCAAATAAAGCAAGAATGTCCGATTCTTTGTTTACTGCTCTTTCAGCAAGTTGTTGTGCAACATCTGCGTTAGGAGCAACACTTGTAATTTCAGCTTTGCTTTCTGACCATATTAGCTTACCGCTATTTTTATTTACAGAGATAAGGTCGTTCTTAACTGCTTCTGAAAAAGCATACTGATACTTGTTCTTTGGATTTACAAAATGCTTAACAAAGTATGCAGGGTTTGACTTTGCAGAAACAATGAAGTCCTTACGAACACCTGCTTCGCTTTGCTCTAAGCTAATGCCTAAAACACTTGCAAACTCATACATCTCTTTTGAAGAACAACTTCTTGCTGCGCTTTCTGCATCCCAAGCTAAGTCTAAAGTATCTTGCGTATTCTTTAGTATTGCTTCAGGATTTAATAAACGATACACAGGAGGAATTTGCTTTAATTGCTTCTTCTTACCTTCATACATATCTTGTACCATCAAAGCAGCAAGTTTTGATTTCTCAATACCTCTAACCATTAACTTTCCTTTTTTAAATTCAAGCTGATTGTCTGTATTCGAAAGTAAAGACGCTTCTTCCTCACTTGTCAAGTCACGTTGCTCATCAATCCAAATAGACTCTTCGGTATTGATAAACCTCCACGCTCTCTGACGATTTTCTACTTCATCCCAAGCAAGACCGCTATTAGGTATAGCAAACGTAGGAGGATATAACGTATCACTCTTACCTACACTTTTTTCGCTATTTCTGCCTGTAATAATTACAACCTCTGGCTTATAAATCTCGTAAGTTCTAATAAGCTCGAAATCATAAATTTTGTCCAAATCACTTACGGTTTGAACTGGTTTTTTCCCAAAATTTGGGTTTCCTTTTTTCTTTTCAATTAATACTTCCATTTTTCTCTCTTTTGTTTATTTAAAAAAAGGGCGAAGAATTTCCTCGCCCTTTCGCCTCGTTTAAATTAGGACTTCTTTAGGATTACGTACTGGTTCGCAGCGAAAACCATCACTCCGTAATACGCCTGCTGGAATACATCTAATTCCAACTTGGTAGTCTTACCGTTAGGTGAAAGACCTCCTGTTTCGCCGATAACAACTTTTCCGAATCCGGGAATGTTTTGGTAACGAATACAGAAGTTAGGAACAATGTTCTTAGTTCTTGCATCAGTACCTGTTCCTTTTGGAATCAACAAACCAAAGTTATCACGAGTAGTTCCTGCAACATTATTGCCATAGAAAGCTGCTTGTGAGAATGGTAAGTAACGAGTGAAGTTGTACTTACGATGGTATGGAGTGAATGACTTAAATCCTCTCGCAAGGTCTAAGTTGTCCATGCTTCCTGTTTGTGCGTACAAAATAGCACCGTTGTTGAAGTCGTTACCCAAAGCATTTTGGATTTCGATACTCTGATTGGTGTCTGACAACCAATCGTACTCACCCGGCCCACCTTGACTATCAATCTGACGCTCAATTTGAGCAAAAGTAGTCTGCGCACCCATTGTAGAGTAGTATTGAGTAGTTCCGTTTGCTTGTACTTGTTGGATAACACCCGCAGTACCTGATTCGTTGTAACCTAAGTTGTTGGTTAAGTTTGAATCCATAAGAGCAACTTCTTTTTGAAGCATCATCTCATAGTTGTCATCCTTCAACTGCTTGTACTTGTAGAAACGCTGACCATCAATTTCGAAGTCAATTCTTTCTGCCATTGACAAATCGGTGAACTTGCTGTCCTTACGGATTTGAGTACAGAAGTTAGTGTACTTGTCGATGTTACGTACTTCAGTACCTGTGTAATCAGACGCTTCACCTAAGTATTTGTAACCTCTGTTCTGTAATACATCACCTGCAAGAGTTGAAGCATTGTCAGTAGAAATTACAGGAGTCAATACAAATGTGTGAGCATAAGGAACAGACTTGTTAGGAACAGCACTTACACGAGATTCAACTCCTGTACGAGCGTTGTAGTAAATTTGTCCTTCGTTTGGTAAAGAACGAGTACCTGAAGCTGAATAAGCTCCTGCTGCAACAGTAATAGTTGCTGGTGCGCCTGCTGATACAGAAACAGCACCTGCTGACTGTACGAAGCCCATTGCACGACCTGCTTGCTCATACCAATAAAATAATTTGTTATCGGTAGGCATTTCATTACCTGCTAATTCGTTCATCATTACGATTGGAACAAACTTCCACTTGTCGATAAATTGATTGTATGCACGAGGTACAATGATGTTAAGCTCACTTATGAGCGTGCCCGCTCTGGTTACGGAGGGGGTGGTAAAACTTGATGGTAAAGCTGACATTTTCTTGGCTTTTAATTTTTATAATTTTTGTTAATTATTCCCCAGCTTCCATAGCTACTTGCCAAAATGGTTTAGAAACTTTAAAATCAGATGATGATTTATCATCCATATCAATGTTCTTTATATCTCTTGAAATAACTTCTTTTCGTGTAGCAGTTTTAATCTGTGTTGCCACAGAGCCAATCATCTTACCTTGATTTTCTAATTTATAGACATCCTCGCTAATTTTTAGAATATTCGGGTTTCCTTCTTGGTCAAACCATCCACGTTTAGATAGGTATTCTGAAGCGTTAAAACCTTTCATAGTTTCAGTTAAGTTCGTTCTCTCTTCTTCAGTAATTTTATAAACGACATCCTCGCCATTTAATTTATACTTGAAGTCTGAAATCTTTGGGACTTCACTTACAACCATTGCTTCCCATTGTTTGTTTGCTTCTGCAATTTCTTCGTCGGTAGGCTGATTTTGTACTTCTTGGGTTAATTTGGGAAATTCTATGTTTTTCTTTTGTTCGTCTAAAACACGCCTTGCTTCTCTTGCATCCCTTGCAAGAATAGTTTCACGTTCTTCAATTAACTCATTGAACTCAACAGCACTTTTGTATTCATCAGGGTAAATGTCTTCATCTATTTCAGATAAATCCTTTTTTGCTGACAATACGCCGTATTTTGATTTAAGCTCAATGGCAATATCTTTCTCTGTCCAATTTGGATTGGAACGGATAATGTTTTCTTTTACTACATCGTAATCGGACATAGTATTGTAATCCTTTCTCTTTTCAGATAAGTAATTAAATAATTCATCCTCGTTGCCTGCTTGTAAAGCCTCTAATAGCTTTTTAGCATCGTCACTCATTTCAGGATAGCGTTCAACTACCTTTTCTTCTGTAACGGGAACTGCTTCGGGGATTACGATTTCTTCTGCTTCGTTGCTGACGATTTCAGCTCCTTCAGGTAAAACTATTTCAATAGCGTCATTTGCAGGTGCTACAATAGTTTCTTCGCTTGATGCGGTATTTACAAATTCATCTTGGACAGTAGTTGAATCTTGCTGCTCAAAATTATCGAGTACAGCATCTTCCCAAGTTTTTGCTACATTTACTTTTTCACTCATATTGATTTGTCTTTAAATTCTCTAACACAAATCTATAATACTTTTTTTAATGTTTTTTGACTTACATCATCTGCTCTTCTTCACCCTGCATCATTTCTTCTTCACCCATAGCCATCTGCTCTTCTCCTTGCATCATTTCTTGACCTTCTTCTTGTTGCATCATAGCTTGTTCTTCCTCTGCTGCTATTTGAGCCGCCATCTGTTGTGCTTCTCTTTCGTTTTCAGCAAGCTCTTCCATAAGCAACTGCTTGTTGGTTTTGTCTATAAGGCCTATACCATCAAATATCATAGAAGGTAACTGCTCGACGGTTTTACCTTGCGCAAGTAAAGCCTTCATCAGCTCGGTCTTCATAATACTTGCGTACTTAGTCATCTCCTCAATTTTCATTGATTCAAGCCTTTCTTTTTCTCTATCCTTCTCTAAATCATTCTTTAACTGAATGACCTCCATCTCGCCATTTGATTTTGCCTGCGCTGCGGCAATAGCTGCCTCTGTGTTTGATTGAGAATTTAGTTGAGCTTCTTTTATTCGTTGCTTCTCACGTTTCTTTTGTCTTGACGCTAATAGATAAGAAGCGTACTTAACATTTGTTTGAGATAGTTCCTCTACTTGTAAAGCGTCTTGCAAAGTGATTTCCTTATTATTTAAAGCAATGTTGATTCTTTCTTGCAATATAGCCTGACTTGTATCGTCAAGCACCGCTTCAATCTTAACATCAAACTGCGCGCGCTCGAAGTCATCGGTAGATTCTAAACGTACATATTCTACTTTGTCGTTACCTAAGGCAGCCATATAGCCTTCGTAGCCACCTTTCTTATAAACAAGAATATCCCATAACAACTGCTGAACTTTTTGTGCAGTCGGCTCCATGATATTTAAGTACGCATTGTAGATATAATTTGAAGCACTTTCTCCTTGCTTACGAGCATCTTGAAATACTTGCTTGCCTACTGCTTGATTGTTTATCTGACCTGAATCCAATGAATTAGAACCAATAATAACAACCAATTTTTGATACTCTGATTGCCATTGATTCTCCAACTGCTGGAGTTTGTTTGAGAAGTTTACATTGTTTGGGGTAATAGGAGGTTGTCTTCTTTCTTCACCGTTGTCGCCAATACTCTTGTAATACATATTACCTGTTTGCAAGTAAATGCCATATAGCTGTAACGGAGAAACAACACCAATTCCTGAACCTAAATCAATATCAGACAATCCTGCAAAGTCAATGTTAGAACCATCAGGAGCAATCGTAGCAATAATGTTTTGACATTTAAGATTTAACAACTGCATCATCTTAATGCTCGGTATCATTGTTTCAATCAATGGAGTGTTTACCATTTGATTGTTGTTGTACATATAAACCGTATAAGGAGAAAGTATCTCTGTAAGATTCTTCTCAGGCTTAATCATGTTTTTACTTAATCCCCATTCAAGAACTTTGTCTGTATTGATGATGTAAGCACCTGTGTAACTGACATAGTAAGGTTTAGATTTCTCATACTCCTTGCCTTCTTTTACCTCTTTGGCGGGGTCTAATATCTCTTTACCAAACCTATCTGTTTTCTTTTCGTAATTAAGATTGTAGAGTGTTTTGTAAGTCAAGTTACATACTTGAACTCTGTATGAATCGTAAGGTCTTGCAACTGCATTTAACCATACATACGACCAGTTGTAAGTCCACAAAGCATTATTATACATTCCTGAGTGTTCTCTTGCTAAATCAAATAATTCTTGCTCTGAAAACTTTCCCGGATATTTTAATCGTATATCAGTAATAGTCATGTAATCTACTTCACCTTGCCATTCCCAATCCCTCATATCATTCCATTCAGAATAAGAAGTAATGAAATTATCGGGTTTAACGAACTTTAGTTTTATCCTTCCGTTGGGGTCGATATAGGTTTTAGTAACAGCGTAACCACAATTAATTAAATCGTCAAAAATCCTATCTTTAATTACCTTACTCCATTTGTTGTCATAGAAAACAAGATTGATACCGTTCTCCATTACTACCTCTTCGCGCTCTTTGTAGTTAAAGCCAAACTCTATATCTAATTCTTGCTCATCTTCAGGGTCGGTATCTTTAAACTCCTCTAATTCAAATCCTGCATCTTTCTGCAAAGCCATTATCTCTTCCTTGTGTTTCATTTTAAACAAGGCTTCGTTCTTAGCTTTTTCTTTTTTAGATTGGGTAAAAGGGTCAATAGAAACACAACTAATTTTTTCAACTCGTTGCATATACCT